GATATCTCCCAATTGTTCTCTGAAATTAAGTGGTAATTTATTAAAAGGGATAGGATAAATAATTCCGTCTGCAATATTGATTAAATTTAAATCATTCATTTCGTCTAAAATTAATTGGGAATCTTTATTAAAATCAGCATAAAGCATAGGGGCTGAAAGAGATTTATAGGTGATTAAAAATATTTCTGGATAGCTTGATGAGATGAGCATTTTACATTCCCTCGATATTTGTTTTTTCTTCGGACTTTGTTAATGGATGATTTCTTTCATCACAATCCAATAATATATTTATTAATTCTTTATTTGTTTCGTGGCCGCAGTCACAACAAAAATTATGGCTATAAAAATCGTAAAAATATGAACTATCTTTTATGGTAGACTGGGCTGTATTAATAGTTTCCTCGTCCAAAAAACATCCCATTGTGCGTGAAAAACCTAGGGTGCAGCTTCTATTGTATAATTCATTTTTATTGCATTTTTTCATTTCATTTTCCTCATTATTTTTATTTTAAATTAATTAAACCAAAGCCCTTTTGACCGCCATAGTTGACTAAATCTTGATTATAAGAATCGATGTCATTATTTAGTAAATCTATTTCAGATTTTATTATTTCTTTTTTGAGATCAATTTTTTCTTCTATAGCAAATAATCTAGCTATTAAAAAAGAACGCCTTTCTTTGTGTAGCTCTTCAAATTCTTTTGTAATTTCATTTCTTGGTGGTGAAAACATTATTTATTTGCTCCTAAAGGGTTAATGTGTGTGTATTGTATTACTATTTACATACTTAATCAATGGTTATAGCAAAGTTATTATGGTTTAGCCCTATTTACATTAAGTTTTATATAGATTAAAATGTGTACACTTAATTAATGAGATAAAATAATGGCTCATCCAGGTGGAAGACCAACAATTTATAGTGAGGAAATGGTAGATAAAGTATGTGGAGCAATTGCTTCTCATTCCCTGGGATATGAACGCTTATCTAATTTATATGATTATTTACCCTGTGAAGCGACTATTCAAAATTGGATAGCAAAATACCCAGAGTTTTTAGGGCGCTACCTGCAAGCTAAGAGGGTTCAATCACATTTATTATTAGATAAAACAATAAGTATTGCAAACGGCAATGAAGATGAAGAAGATACTCTAATAAAAATAAATAGAGATAAACTTAAGATTGATACCTACAAGTTTAATGCTGTTAGATTAAATCCAAAGGATTATGGCGAACGTAAAGAAAATAATATCGGTGATGACGCTAAATCATTATTGCAAACAGTGATTGATAAACTTTAGCTAGATTGCATTTAATCTAACCATCCCGCATAATATCCACATCATACACTCACAAGATAAAAGGATTTATCTATATGGCTATTACAGCTCTTACACGGGATTGGGGCATTGTACCCTGTATCGTCCGTATGGTTTCTAGCGATTCACTTAGTACGATTGGAACTCCAGGTTATATCACGGCTCAGGCAGCCAATATTGTAGCAATTAATGAAGGCGCATTTACTTGGTTGACGAGTGATGTCGTATTGGTTGAAGGATCAGATGGGTGGGCATACTTTACCATTTCTGCTGACTTTACCTCCTTGGTTGGATTAGGTTCAACACTACAATCTGTTTCTATTCCGCTTTCTAATGCTCAAATACTCGGAATGTATGCAGCTCCAGTATTAGTATTACCCGCTCCAGCAGCTAATACTGTGAATGTGGTAGCGAGTGCCTTATTAAATATTAAATATGGCACAACCCAATTTGCTGCCGGTGGTGTGATTGCACTACAGTATGAGAATACGGTTCACGGTGCAGGGACAGCGGCCAGTACGACCATTGCTGCGGCAACATTAAATGGTGTAACCGCTAATGAGATCATTACGATGACTCAACCAACCACTCTATTATTAGCGGCTGCAACAGCTCAACCTCTTTATCTGTCTAACCAGACAGGCGCAGTCACCACGGGTGACAGCACAGGTACATTAAAAGTATTTTATCGTAACGTTTACGTATTATAGGGAGATAAACAATGAATCAATTTGACGGTGAATCGGGTGCAGTAGAAAATGTTAAAAATGAACATTACGTCGCAATGCCCAAATCCTGGGAAGCACGTAATAACATGGATATGAATAAGGGAATGGGATATGGGAATATGGCCGACATGGCAAACACCCCTCATCCTGCTACTAAAATGGAAGGCGCACACAGGAATGTTCAATTAAGCCCTGAAATGCCTCCCGAAAACGATTTCAACTATAATGCAAATCGTGGTAAATAATAATTAGAGCAATGGGCATTTCATGATGAGATGCCCTTATTTTGGGTCATGGATATGATGATGGATGACGAAGAGCTACCTTTAGCAGCCTAATGGTCACAAACGAACAATTAGAAACACTGCGCGACTTTAAAAGGTTTGCGCCTACTTTTCTTCAAATACGCACTAAATCAGGAACTCCCGAAAAGTTCAAATTTAATCGCGCTCAAATCTATTTACATCAACGATTAGAAGACCAAAGGACTGCAACGGGAAAAGTTAGAGCTGTCATTTTGAAAGGAAGGCAGCAAGGGTGTTGCTTTTCTGAACAAATGAAGGTACTAAGTTCAGATTATAGATGGATTAAAATAAAAGATGTTGAAATTGGTGATAAATTAGTTGCTTGTGATGAAGAATCACCTGGCTTTACAGAAATAGGCAGAAAACAATCAAGAAAGTTTCGCACTGCAATTGTAGAAGATAAAAAAGAATTCATAAAAGATGCTTACGAAGTACTATTTGATAATGGGGCAAGATTAGAAGTTACTGATGACCATCGAATGCTATGTAGAAAAAGAGGCGGTGATAATCAAGAGTGGCGTCTAGTGTCTCAATTTATTATTGGTGATTCTGTCAGAATAGCCATGAATCCTCCTGATTATGAATGTGAAACTTATGAAGATGGATGGATGGCTGGAATTATTGATGGTGAAGGTAGTGCAAGATTAACAGGCGCTAAAAGAATAAGCGTTCATCAGGTAGCTGGTAAAGTTTTAGATAGGATGAAAGCTTATTTTCATCGTATTAATATGCCTTACAAAGAAGTCATTGATTATAGAAAGTTTGGTGATTCTAGTAAATTAGGAGATAAGCCTGTTCATCGATTAGACATCCATAGGCTTCCTTATATTATGGAATTATTTTCAAGATGTCGGCCAACCAGATTTACCAGTGATGAATGGCATATTGGCCATGAGTTACCTGGTAAAGCAGCGCAAGACGGTATTAAACCATGGGCTAAAGTAACTTCTATAAAATACATAGGAAAAATAAAGGTTATAGATCTTCAAACAAGTACAAAAACATTCATTTGTGAAGGTCTTGTATCTCATAATTCCACCTATATTCAAGCTCGATTCTTTCATCAAGTCATTACTTCACGTGGTAAGAAAGCGTTTATATTGACTCACGACAAGGAGGCCACGAAGAATTTATTTAGTATGGCTGTCAGGTTCTATGAGAACTTAGAACAGGGTTTAGCACCAAAGGCTGACACAGCGAATGCAAAAGAACTCTATTTTAAGGACTTCGATTCGGGATATGCTGTAGGAACGGCGGGCAATAAGTCGGTGGGTCGTTCTCAGACAATCCAGTTAATGCACTCTTCGGAGGTTGCATTCTGGCAATTTGCTGAGGATCATTCGAAAGGGATATTGCAGGCTATCAGTAATGAAAAAGGCACGGAAGTGTTATTGGAAAGCACAGCTAATGGGATTGGAAATTACTTTCATTCCCGTTGGTTAAATGCCATGGATGCTGATAGCGAGTATCAAGCCATTTTTTTGCCGTGGTATTGGCAAGAAGAATACACATATAATGCAGAGAATTTGAGTTTAACAGAAGAAGAACAGCATTATATGTATTTATACCAGTCAAATGGACTCACGAAAGAGCATTTGGCTTGGAGAAGAATAAAAATAAGGGAATTTAGTAAAGATTATGATGCCGGTAAGGAGTTTTTTAGTGTCGAATATCCATTTTCTGCGACCGAAGCGTTTAAAAATCCAATCAATAATGTTTTCATCAATAGTAAATATGTTGAAAGAGCTAGGAAGGCTGATGTTGAGCCAAATGGCGCTCTTGTTATTGGGGTTGACGTTGCTATTAGTGACCGTGATCGTACCGCAATTATACGTCGTAAAGGTCGTCATGCTTTTAATCTCGAACGTTTTAGCAATTATAATACTATGGAGATTGTTGGTCGTTTAAAACGAATCATACAGCAAGAAAAGCCAACTAAAATGTATATCGATTGTATTGGCGTCGGTGCGGGTGTTGTGGATAGGCTGCAAGAAATGGGTTTTGATTGTGTAGAAGGCGTTAATGTTGCTCGATCAGCTAATGATAAGGAACGATTCAAGAATCTCAGGGCTGAATTATGGTCAGATATGCGCGATTGGTTCTATGGTGAGATGCCCGTACAAATACCTGATAGTGACGAATTACATGGTGAATTATGTTGTCTAGGATTTAAAGAAAACTCTAGTGGACAGATACAGATTGAATCGAAAGATGAACTGAGATCACGTGGATTGCCATCCCCTGATGGTGCAGATGCATTAATGCTGACGTTCTTTGGTGGATATTATGGTAGTCAATCAGCTCAAATTGAAGTCCCACAACTGTCACCATTTGAAAGGAAGATGTTTCGATGATACGTGACGAGATAATGATAAAAGGAATTCAATGCGATTATGAATCCATTAAAAAACAAGTAATGAATTTGCGGGATGAATTAAAATATTTAAACGAACAAGTAGAAGTAATAGGGGTAAATTTAGGTTGTTTGCTTACTATGTGGAAAATTCCATTAAAATCAAAAGAAATATGTTCAAGATGTAAGGGATATGGGACTGTATATATTTCTCCTATTTGTGATATGGGACAAGGAAATAAATGTCCAGCATGTGGTGGAGATGGATTTTTATGGGAATAAAGAGAAGTCTATTAAAATGCTAGATTAAAGCGTAAAATAGTATAATTATTGCACTGTTAATGGAATAACAAGATGCCAATGCCAAGGAAAGACCCTGAACTTTGTCGTAAAATACGTGATCGCGTTGATAAGTGGGAAAAATACTGGACGATTAACCGTTCTCTTTATTATGAATGGATCGATTTCGTCATGGGCGATCAGTGGCGAGAAGACGAGTCTAAGTTATTCGAGCGATATAATAAAATACCCTTGATGATGAATAAATTGGGTGTATTGATGAATCATCTACAGGGTGATCAAATACAAAATACGCCTAATCTCCAGATTCTTCCTGATGAAGATGTACCTGTTCAAGATGCCCAGGTTAGAGCCTCACTAGTCCGTAATATTTCCCTTAATTCAGATGCTAAAACAGTTTATCAAACGGTTTATGGTCATTCTATCGTGGGCGGCTATGGGGCTTATCGGGTTGGAACGGATTATTTACATGAGGATTCATTCGAACAAGAAATATTAATTTACGATTTTAGCGATCCTAACCATGCTTATTGGGATGTATCAGCTCGTCATAAATGTAAAGTAGATGGAATGGCGGCAGGATTTAAAACCCGTGTATCTCGCCAATGGTTCAGGGATAGATGGGGTAAAGACATCGAAAGTCAGATAGGGACAACGGCAATCACAGAAGATAGTACGGTCGCTTTTGCTGATGATGATTCCATTACGACAGTTGATGATTATGAGCGAGAAGGTAAACGAATTAACATTTATCAACTATCAGACATGAAACGTACCGTGGTTGATGAAGAGAGACTTAGAAAGTTAGAGAAAAGAATTGTTAGTGCTAAGAAATATATCATTCTCAATGATGAACCCGTTACCGTCATTCAAAAACGTGAACGAGTTAGATATAAGATCAAGCATAGGCAAATAGCCGGGGATTTTATATTGGAAGAAACTGATTTCGTCAGTAAACAACTGCCTATCATTTTTGTTGATCAAAAGAGTTATTATACTAAACAGGGTCAACAAATTACGCGATCCTTCTTTAAAGATGTAAAGGACGCGCAGAAATATCTAAATTATCTCGCTACTCAATCAGCTTATATGATGAAAATATCCCGATGGGATCAATTTATCATGCCTCGTAAATGTGCGGCAACTCCTGATGCTCAACAACAATGGCGTGATCCCTCTGTTGTGAATGGTGCATTGTATTATGACGAAACTCCATCGGGTGCTAAACCTGAACAACTACGGCCACCGGAATTATCTCAATCTTTAATGGCACAATATGATCGAACCCTTATGGACATTCAAACAGGTACAGGGATGTATAACGCGCAAATGGGTGATATGGGGAATGAAATATCAGGTGAGGCGATTGAGGGTAGGAAGCGAGCGGGATATAAAAACACTCAAGTTCCTCGTAATTCATTGGATATTGCCATTGCTACGGGTGGAGAAATCATCAATGAAATGATCCCTTATATTTACGATACTCAGCGCACATTAGTGCTTCCAATGCCCGAATCGGCCGAACAAAAGGTTGAGATCAATAAACCCTCTGATGATTATGGCATGATGATGGAAAATGATATGACCAATGGGCGATTTAAAATACGCCTTAAACCTGGATTGAGCTATGAGGGACAGAAGACAGAAGCCCTTCAATCCATGCAATTAGTATTGAATGCGGATAAATCAGGCACCGTATTCCCCATGATTGCTGATCTCTATGTTGAGAATCTACCTTTAGATAATAACCTAGAATTACGCAATCGATTGAGGACGCTAGTATCACCAGAGATCATTGAGGCAGGCAAGACAGGGAAACCATTACCGCCCAAACCTGATCAACCCAATCCTGAAATGATGAAGATCCAATTACAACAACAGGCGTTACAACAGAAAGAGCAACAAGCACAATTGGATTTCCAAGCAAAAATGAAAGACCTTGAGCTAAAACAAGCTGAGATTCAACGTAAGGCGTTAGAAACACAGCAAGATATGACAATGGAATGGGAAAAGTTTGAAGTTGAGAAGGAAATTGCTGCTGCTGAACTTCAAGAAACAATCCTTCGTTATCAAGCTGAAAGTGAACGCGTAGGAGCTGACCTTCAAATAAGTCATGCCCAAAATATGATTAAGTTATTAACCCATAATCCTAAACATGTAGGATCAGATAGAGGATGAGATAAGCATGGAAGCGAAAAATATAGATGACGTATTAGTAAAGGCAATGAGTGAACAGGGTAATTCTGAACCTCAGCCTCAAGTCGATGTCGTAGAAAGACCTGTTGAACCTGTGCAATCCGAGCAAGTAACTCCTTCGGACGAGACGACCGCTCAACTCCAAGATGCACAGGAACAGCAGAATGAACCCTCTGAAACTGATACCAAAGAGGTAACAGATTCAAAGGAAAAAGTTGAAAAACAGAATAATTCGCCCATTGACGAATATGGTAATCCCGTTGAAAAGCCTCGTTTATATACTGAGGAAGAATTAAACCAACGAATCAGAGAACGATTGTCACGGGGTAAATATGCAGAGCAACAAAACACAAACCAAACACAACCTCAAAGTCAGCCTGCTAGTGAGGAAGTCACTGATGAAGATTGGCGTGTTCAATTAAGAAAAGAAATACGTCATGAAATGACACAGGCTCAACAAGAAGAACAACAAAGACAATGGCAACATCATGAATCAATGAAGCAAGCCCAATTTGAGGAAAAGTTTACGGCTGGTATGAGTAAATATCAGGATTTCCAACAGGTTGTTGCGGGTAAACCGATTACCGATACGATGATGATAGCCGCTAGAGATTTAGAAAATCCGGCAGCCTTTGTCTATGCAGCTTCAAAACTACATCCTCAAGAATTAGCTAGAATCTCACAGATAAGTAATCCATTGGCTCAAGCGACAGAGGTGGGAAGGTTACATGAACGCATGGTAAAAGAAAGAAAGGGTGCGAGTTCAGCGCCTAAACCAATAGAGCCACCCAAGGGGGACTTACCTTCAAAAGTGATATCTAATCAACCCTCTATTGATGAGAGAATTAATAATTATGCAAGACAGAAACGAAAGTAATACTTGTTATGACCCTGATTGTGATCATGCGATGAGAATGCACTATCATGTGCGAACGAATGATGGGAGTTATGTCAAGTTCATAGTAGAAAAGCCACAACAGAAAGAATATGATTAATGTTTACATGGAGGTGATTTATGCCAATACCAGGTGATAATGGACGGCCAGCACTGGAAAAGAAGCAACAAGAAGAGCGCATTAATGAAGTCTGTAATAAGGGCGCATGTGTTCAAAAGGAAGTGAAGTTTAATCCTCCCGAACCCAGAGAAAAATGTATTTTTGGGGAGATATAATCATGGCTCAACCTAAAGATTGTGATTATGAAGACATGACCAAAGCAGTGGGTGGACAAAGTGAGCCGTCAGCTATATGGGATGAACCCTATCGTAATAATTACGAAAATACCCGTAAAAATTTTTATGGGGATAAAGGAATTGATTGGTCTGGTATGGAGAAACACGGACGTGGATAATGAACGTGACCAATCCAAGGTAGCCTATGAAGATGGCGCAAAGGAAGTTAATACTAAACGTGGGTTACATGACGGCAATAAACAGTTTGGTAAGGCTGATAAGATGCCACAGGAAAATAAAGGATATAAGCAAATAGACCATCCTGCCAATCCCACCCTTAAACGTTATGGAGAACATAGATAATGTCTAATTTCAAACCCGATACGATCATCAATTTAGTGAATGCCATTATTGATTTGGTAGAAGAAGTTGATCCCAATGCTGCTAATAATCCTATTCTTGAAGAGCTGAAAAAGGCTATTTCTGTCATTAAGACATTAGGAATCTAATATGTCTATCAAGTCTCAGACACCAGGGATAGCTTCGGATGTTCCTTTGATGTCAAAACAGAGAGAACCGGCTTACTTGATGGGGAAAAAGGAGAAGGAAATGCCATATAAATCCAAGGCTCAGGAAAAGTTATTCTTTGCCAAAGAAGAACGTGGTGAATTACCTAAAGGAACAGCTATTGAATGGGCGCATGAAACGCCTAATATCAAGAAATTACCTGAGCATGTTAAGAAATCATCATCAAATTCTCGTCATAAGGAGCATCGTTAATGAAAAAAGCAGTTGATAAGAAAGACCTAAAGAAAATGGAAAAAACGATCATGAAAAAAGATCGTAAAGAAGATAATAAAATGTATGAGAAAAAACATAAAGAAGACAAAAAGCGCAAATGATCCTGCAATTAAATCCCCCGCTTCCCATGACCTGTAAAAAAGGGAATGGGATTGCTCATTTTCTCATTGATTATGGTATGGAATCACATTTATATTGGGTTATCACTCTGGATAGTTCAGGTGAGATATGGACATTACCTAATCCCGATGTCAGAATGCAAAAAAATATTACTTTAGGCAGAACTTATGTCCCAAATTGCAGTTGATAACAATAATGTCTCTTGCGCGTGTATTTGTCATAATAGATTGATAGCATTAGAAATAAGACTTCATGAATGTGATTGTAAGTGTGAAAGATGGTATAAAAAAGATATAGGAACGACTTATAACTTGTATGTCCCGCCCAAATATGTATCGGAATCAGATGAATTGAAACAACTTCGCAAAAACTATGATTATCTCCTGCATAAATTAGAAAAACATGAAAAATGGTCGCACTATTATGCAGAACAGTTTGAAAAGAGAATGGGGGTATTTGATAATTTGATTGCATTGGTTCAGGAGAAAGTTGAAAAGCTATATAAGTCATTTGAAGTGCAAATAATGCATAATAAAGTTAGTGAAGAGTTTAAGAATATACTTAGAGATAAGATAGACAAAATACAAACATCAGGTAAATATAATCATTCTAATTTGGTTTTTGCTTGTGGAAGAATAGAGGAATTAGGAGATAAGCAAAATGAAGATAGAGGTATATTTCTAACTCAATTAGCTAAACAAAATGAAAAAATAGAAAAAATTCGATCAGAATGTCGAGTTGCATTTGAGAATCAGGATGAAAAACCGCATAGATGTCCTGTTTGTGATGGGAAACCTATTAGTGAATTAAAAATTGTTAAGACTGAGAGTGGTTTAGATAAATTATTAATTGAATGTCATGCTTGCGATGGAAAAGGAATAGTTTGGAAAGAATAAAGCATAAAAAATATACTATAAAGTTTCTGATATATAACTACTTTCAGCCTATCTAAAGAAGTATAATGGTGGCTCCAATTAATGCAAGATAACGGAGCTACTTACTCATGGAAACGAGAAAAGAACATTGTGCAACACAAGACCAAGTTGAGAGACTTGCCTTAGCTGAAATGAATCAAACCGAATCGATGTCTATTTCAAATCGTGATGCGATTGATCGAAATGGAATTGCAGGCGTTACAGCAACTAATGCATCAGGTCAATTCATTCAAAATGATGTCGAAAAGTTCGGTCTACACAATTCAAATGAGATTGAAAAGTTTGGCTTATCAAATTCAGCTCATATTGAAAGATTTGGTCTGTATAATGCTGATAAGACCGAATCAAATGGTGACAGAAATTATTCTGCTACATCAAATGGCACCAAAGATGTATTGTTAAATGGTTCACAAAATACAGCATCTATTTTGGTCAGTCAGACTGCGGGTTTTAAAGATGGTTTACTGCAAAATGCACAAGATACTGCCAGCATTATTAGTAATCAAATCGTAGGCTTTAAAGATGGCCTGTTAAAAGCATGTGGTGATACAGCGTCAATCATCCAAAACAGTAACCAAGGTTTCCGTGATGGTTTACTACAGGCTGCCAATAACACCGCCGCATTACAAATGAGCATGTCACAGGGTTTTTGTGGAATTGAAAAGGAAGTCGCTTTTGTAAAGGCTTCTCTCGAACTTCAAGCTGCTAATAACAAATCAGAGGTGGTATTACAAGCTGCTAATAACAAAGCATCCATTGAATTACAGGCTGCTAATTATAAAGCAAATCTTGAACTTCAAGCCGCTAATAACAAATCTGATATTTTGGCAAAGATTGCAGAATGTTGCTGTGAAAACAAAGAACTGGTTATTCAAAAAGCGACTGAAACTCAATTGCTCATCCGTAGCCTAGATGAAAATCGTGTGCGTGATCAATTACAACGTGAACATGAAGAACTCATTGCTCTACGTTTAAGAGCTTCTTTAGTTCCACCACCTGTTGCAGCCGTATCACTTTAATAATAAAATTCAGGGCAGAATATTTTTTAGACTGCCCTGAATTTATATTTCAATAAACAGTTGGAATCAATTAAAGATGACAGAAGTTGAGCAAATGATAGAAGATTGTCTGAATAGAGAATCAAAGTTGAATGATTGGGAGCATATATTTATTGATTCAATTAGTAAAAAAGGCGCTGGTAATTTAACACAAATGCAACTCGCTAAACTTGATGAAATATGGAATCGAATTACATGAAAAAATGGATGGATGTTTCTCTAATTATAATGATGCTCAGTATAGGTCTTTATACGCTGACCAGTTCATCAGCTCTTATTTATACTACCTTTATTGATAAAGACCCATCTTGTTATTCTCAGCCGGATGATATATTGAGTATATTGGCTTAATCCTTAATATTAAAATGACTAGCAAATGGTTTACTCGGCGCACTCGGGGCATCTTTGGGATCTAAAATAATACGTTGTATTTCTTCATTATCATCTACCCCAACATGAGCGAGTTTAAGTTCACCTTTTTGAAGTTTGGCAAACATCTCATTGAATTCTTGTCTCTGTTTTGGAGTGAGATTATTCCATAACAATTTAGCTTGTTTGCGAGACATTTTAGGGGGATTGGGGCGATTGTTCATATTATTCATCCTTAATACCAGTGAAAACCTTTAGCCATCATTCCTAACATAATTCCGCTAAACATTAGCATTAATCCCAACATCCAGCGTAAATCTGTTTTTATTTCTTTTACATTATCTTTTAATTCTTCTGATATAGTTTCCATTTTCGTCATGCGTGATTCATAGTACAAGTCATATTTGGTTAGGGTTATATGTTCTTGTGGGGTCATTATTATTTTTCCTCATTCGTTATATTTATAATAGGGGTGATTTAACATGTCTTTTAATATCATACTTTGTTTTTTCATTAATTTAATAAGTGATTTTGCCGCATCTGATCTAGTGCAATAAACATCTTTCTCGTAGTATTTTTTATAATCATCGTCTTTGAGTTGCCTATCAATAAGGTAAATTAAGTTATCAGATTGAAATATTGATTCGACGCCAATGGCTAAAATATATGATTCTAAAATGATTGGTTTAGTAGTTGACCAGTCAAAAACATATACTCTTTGTCCTATATTAAATTTTGCCGTGACATATTTTTTGTCACTTTTATTTATATTATCCCAACAGTGAAGTGTTAATTTCTGCATTCTTATCCGATAATCTATAGTTTATTGATGATTTTTGTATTTTACGGAATAAAAGCGTGATTTACCAGAAAAAATCTAGCAAATAATGACACTTTTCGCGCACTTAAACCCACCTAAGACCACTTAATAAAGTAAAATGTCAATAATTTCTGGGTGACACCCTGATTTCCTTGACATTTTAAAAATCCAACCCACTTGAATTAATTTCATATTAAGAGCATAATTTACACAAGTGCGTAATAAAGACAGCCCCACTTCTGTCAAAAAGAGCGTGTATTCTGTCTCCCGCTTGGACAAATAAATGACCAGCCCATAAGGGCTAACTATTAATTTGTTTTGGAGACACGGATATGTCTTTTAGTGGAAATTCATTTCAAACTACGCAATACATTCTTGATGAAACATTCATTCGATTTATTAACTACCTTAATTTTGCCAAGGTAGCCAACCGTAACCTTGAGGGTGACTTCAAAGGTCTTAAATATGCAACGGGTCAAACCATTAACTATCGTTTAGAAGAACGATATTTAGGTGGATTTGGTGCAACAGCAACATCCGAAGCCCGTGTCCAGGTTGTTCGTCCTCTTACGATTGATACTCAATTTCATACCATGGTTGAGTTCTCAGGCTTTGAACTAACATTCGACAGAGCGCGGGATCAACCCTATTTGGATATGATGTTAAATCCACGTGCTAAACGTTTGGCTAACATGGTCGAACAGTTCATTGCACAAACCAATTTCCAGACGGCAACCTGGCAAGCCTATGGTGCGCCCGGTACTCCCATTGACTTTAATACCGTTCTTCAAACAGATGCCTATATGACGCAATTGGGTATTCCAGAAGATGGTAATCGTTATTGGGCTAACCCTCCTGCCGTTTCTGCGACCCTGACCAATGATCTTTACACTGTATTCAATATGACAGTAAATAGAGGCGCATTGTTAGATGGTTTCATCGGTCACTTGTCTGGTTTTGATTTCTTCAAAACTAACTTCTTGGTCCGACAAATTGCGGGTACTCCGGGCGCAACGGGTGGTACTCCTCCAAGTGGTTATGTGGCTGCGGGTACGG